TCCGATGTACTAGTCCAAGTAACTTCGCCATGACCGTTTGTTCCTGCTGCGTTATAAACCATAGCCATATCTAGATTGATTCCATATGATGTAGCCGCTCCTCCTACAACAACAGTATAAACCATTGTTGGTGTAGCTCTTTTAGTCTGTTTAAAATTAACGGTCATCATAGCAGTTCCGTCTGTAGTTCTGCCGCCAGCCCAACTTCTGCCAGTTTCATAATACCTCTGACAATTAGCCAATTCCTGATTATAAAGTCTGCGTTCAAACGGTGTTGCTGTTGAGCCTACTTCTAGTTGGACACCTGTTACATACCATGTTGCTGCGTTAGTATTTAATATTTGTGTTTGTCCTGTTGCACCTTCATAATCACCAGCCAACCAAGCGTTAGTAGAAGATGTTGAATAAGTTGAACCCATAGCAATTGAAAATCTAACAATAAATCCAACTCCATTAGTTGTAAGCCATGTGCCAGATGTATCACCAGCAATAGTTACAGTTTTTTGTTCCCATGTGTTAGCTGCTGAAATAGTGTAAGTATAAACATAAGAACGACTGTTTCCAGCATTACTTATAGACCCACCAAATGTTCCTGTTAAAGAACTTCTAACCCAAAATGAAATAGTAATAGGTTTAGCATTTGCAGTTCCCCATCCTAAATCAGCTACATTAAGACCTTCAATTATTTGAAGCAGAGTCATATAATCACCAGAAGCTGTAGATGTTGCTGCTGATGAAGTAAGCAATATTGAGTTATTAAATCCAGTTGGTGCTGTGGTTGATTGCTGTATTGTTGCTTTTGATGTATAGCCAGTGCTAACTTTAAATCTATCAGCCCCATAAATTTCATTATTAGCAGTAACACTAGCACCAGCATTTCTCTGGTCGATCCTCATGTCACCATTGATGATGCGGTTCTTTAATCCAAAGGGGGATGCAGCAGCTCCTTGTAGAGATGCGTCGTTAAACGTGACTCCATTTGAGCCATCAAGTGTCATTGCCATTATGCTATTCCTTCAGGTTTATTAGGAAAATTAACTGTATTAGGAAAGCCAGCTTGTTGTGGCACATCTAATAATGCTTGTCTATAGTTAGCCCAAGTTGTTTGTTGTTCTGTAGAGAATGATGCCCAGCGTAATGGGTTACCCACAATGCTGTCTACTTTTTGTAATAAAGCATCTCTTTGTCCTCTTGCTTGTGCTGCTAATTCTTCTGTTGTTGGCGGTATCCATTCAGCTATTGCACCAAATTCACCAGCTATTGCTCTTGCGTATATATCACGACCATGTTCTTCTGTGTCATTAGGTGTAGCATGGAATGGAATGTCTTGTCCTATTTCTTCAAAATTAACTGTTAAGTTAATAGATGTATGAGCTTCGTCTACCCATTTAGGATTACTTGCATATTTTAAATTTAGTTTCATTATATTTTCCTATTAAGCTATTCTTAACCAAACACCTATAGCACCACTACCACTATAGTTACCTTTATTCATAGCTTTCCATGTTCCGCTTAATGTTGTAGCATTTACTGTATTTGTAAAGGCAGTAGCTCCACCAAGACTTGAAGCATATAAAGATATCCAATTTAAAGTAGAACCAGCTACTGTAGCCCCTTGAGTATAGCCGCCTGATGGTTGATATAAAAAAGCATAAGTTCCTAAATCGCCTTCTGTTGAGCCAGCTGTAGCTGTTTGCACTTGAGTTGTTGTTAATGTAGATACACTTGTCAATACAGTCCCACTAGTAGTAGGCAACGTAAGTGTTGTCGTGCCAGCTACGTTAGGTGCATCTAATGTAATAGTTCCGCTAGTGTTTCCCGCTATGATTACACTGCTCATAGTGATGCTCCTAGTTTACTTGCTTCTAATTGTAATTGATAAGCTGTAATCACTTCTGAAGTATGTGAAACTTTACATATGTTTTGCACTTGTAATTCTTGATCTGAATAATCTTGACCAGGAGTTATGCACCATCTATGGAATGTTCTTGCAACTTGATTGCCATCATCAGTGATAGTAGTAGCTTGACGAACTTGAACAGTTCCATTTTCTACCACTTCTATCTTATCAATTAATGTTTGTTTATCTAAAGCCATTTTGTTTTCCTGTTAAAGTTAATTAATATAAATTAATTAAACGTCATGTAAGTTCCAGAGATAATAAAGTCACTTGCATTATTACATTGTGTATTACTAAAAGATGCAGCTGATCCAGTTTGTGAAAATAATAATGATGCTGAAGTTGTATTTGGACTTATATAGCACATATAACTTCCAGATGTAGAAGTAGCAGAACCACAATAAAAAGACAATGTGTTGTATGCGTCAGATGCATTGGTTGCTGTAAATGGGAATCCAGTAAAAGCAATTGCTCCAGTTGAACTTCCTTTATTTGATAATAATATATAGCAAGTAACGTGAACCATTCTACCAACTTTTACATAATATCCAACTTTTGTAAAAACAAGTCCTGTAGAGCCACCACCAAAAGTAACTCCTGGAGTCCAAGTGCCTTCTTCATAATCATCTAAAGTATTTCCATCTGCTGCTGGTGATGCTGTTGCTGGAAATATAATACCAATTCCACTAGATGGTATAGCTGTTCCTAATCCAACACCATAAGGATTTATTGTAGCTACTGTTGTTCCACCAGATTGTAATTGTAATATGCCAGTATTATCAGCAGTGGTGATTAGACCACCAGCACCACTTGTTGAAGCATTTATACTTGAAGCCATCTATTTCTCCTATAATACAACCCAGCGTTGTCCGCTAGGAACTGTAACTGTTGCGCCAGAAGCGACTGTGATTGGGCCAACACTGAATCCATTGGTGCTTGTTGTTAATGTATAACTTGTGCTAATCGTTGTTGTGTTCTCATAGATCGCACCACCAGCAGAAGCACCACCACCGATAGAACCCCATGCTGTGCCATTGTATCCTTCAAATCCATTTGTGCTAGTGTTATAACGCATGTTACCAGATGTTGGTGATCCTGGTCTTTGTCCTGTTGTGCCAGCGGGTAAGTCAAAGTATCCTGTTGATGAGTTAGCTTGATCTGATACAGCAGTAGGTGTGACTGATACTGTTGTCCATGCATTGTCACCACGAAGGAATGTAGATGAAGATGCTGTGCCTGTAGGTGAGATGACAGCTAGTGTGCCTAAACCTAAGTTTGTTCTTGCTGTGCTATTACTAGCTAGATCAGATAAGTTATTAGCGGCAGCTAAGAATCCAGAGCCAGATACATAGGCAGCTACCCATGCTGATCCAGTGTATAAACGCATCTCTACAGCAACTGTATTGTAATATAAAGCACCAGCAAGTAGAGCATTGCCATCATTGTCTAGTGTTGGGTTAGATGACTTAGCACCTAGATATCTATCATCAAATGAATCATAAGCAGCTAGTGTTGCATCACGTGCTGACTCTGCTGCTGTTTGTGCTGATGATGCAGCGTTGGCACTATTAGAAGCATTGTTAGCTGAATTGGATGCACCACTTGCAGATGTTGCTGCTGCATTCGCTGAGTTACTTGAATTGTTTGCAAAGTTACTTGAATTGCTTGACGCATTGCTTGAATTATTAGCTGCTGTGTTTGCAGTTGTTGATGAAGCTGCCGCAGCATTAGCACTATTGGATGCATTGTTCGCATGATTACTTGCGTTACTTGCAAATCCACTAGAACTAGTTGCACTATTACTTGCGTTATTCGCAAAATTAGATGCATTGTTTGCATGATTGCTAGAAGCATTAGCACTATTAGACGCATTATTTGCAAAGTTAGATGAGTTATTAGCGCTATTAGATGCTGCACTTGCATTAGCTGCTACGTTAGCTTGAGCATTAGAAGCTGTGTTAGCTGAGTTAGATGCGTTGTTAGCAAAGTTAGATGCATTGTTAGAGCTATTACTTGCAGCATTGGCTGAGTTGCTTGCGTTATTAGCGAAGTTGCTAGAGTTGTTTGCTGAATTAGATGAGTTAGATGCAGCATTAGTAGAAGCTGATGCGTCTACAATAAGGCCCCATTTAGCTGAGTCTGTATTCGTTGTTATTGGTTGGCTACCACTTGATGTATGTGCTGTTAAGCAAATATAGATATTATTGGTAGTTGTATCTTTAACGAGATCTCGTTTGTTATAAGATGTAGCAGCTGCCCAGTTACCACGATAGTCACCAATTTGCTCACCTACAACAGGATTACCATCTGCATCGAATGCAAGCGTCTTATTAGCTCGCACAGTATTCAATGGCAATGTCATGTTAATAGTCGTAGGATCTGTTACAGGAGCTTTTAATGAACGCTCTGCTGTTTCAGCTACTTGTTGAACAAAGATTACTTCTGAATCTAATTCTGTATTAAGTGTGTTGGCAAAAAAGTCACCACCCGTTACGAAGTCTGTTGAACGCTCAATAGCTCTTGCACCTACAATAGTGATACGATCAGCACCAGTAGCAGCTACTACTAATGTAACTGATCCTTGACCAGTAGTTCCGCTAATGGTTACAGTGTAGTCTGTCGTTAAAGTAAGAAGTGTAGTATTCTTGTACACTGCGATATCTGTATTTACAATGACAGGAAACGAAAAGGCATAAGGGCCTACACCCGCAGATCCTGTGTATACGATTCGTCTTGCTACGCTTGTTATTGGATAGTCAGCCATGTTTTATTTACCTTGTATAAATACCAGTTTCTTTTTGAACTTCTTTCATATCTTCTAAAGCCATTTGTAAGTCTACATCTTCTTGAACAAGTCTATCCCATGCTAGTCCATATGTATCAGATATCTCTTTTTGAATAGCTTTTTGAGCCACAGACATATCCATGCCTTTAATGCTCTTATAAAGTTCTCCCAATTTTACTACTCTTTTCTCTAAAGCACCATCATTTGTTGCAATTTCTATCCATCTATTGTACTGTTCACCCGATAACATAACGCCATCTTTAGATTTTTGTGGAATATATGCTGGCACACCATATTCTACTAAGGTTAGATATCCTTCTATATTAGTACCATCTGATCTTTTAAATGGATTAAAGGTTTCATAGAAGTTACCTTTGCCAACTTTCTTAGTTTCTCCAGTTAATGGATCTAATGCTACTGGTAA